AGCGCAGCTGGAGATTTGGTCTTCCGCAACATGGACTTTCCAGGCGCGGATGTGATTGCCGACCGCCTGGTTGCGATCAACCCGATGGCGCAGATTGACGAGAAGTCGGACATTCCGCCCCAGGCCCAGATGCAACTTATGGTTGCCCAAAAGACCATTGCTGACCTCCAGCAGCAGATTGCGGCCCTGACCTTGAACCTCCAGCACCAGACCGATGTTCAAGTCATGAAAGAAGAGGGCCAGACGCGCCGCAAACTCATGGATGTGACCTCAAGGGCGTTTAACACCGAGACCATTAACGAGGCCAAGGTCAACCAGTCTATTCTGCGCTCGGTCACCGACCAGAACCGCACGGAACTTGATGCGATTACCAAACTATTGCTCAAAGGCATGGATGCGCGGGCTCTGCAGGCAGAAATTGCCCGCAGGGATATGGAGCAGGGCTCATTGGCGGAGTTTGCGGAGCAGGAAATCCATACCACCGACACGCCGTTCTTGCAGCAGGAAATGCAAATGGCCCAGGCGCCAATACAAACCAGCGAAATGCCGATGATTGATGACCAAATGCTGGCGCGGCTTCAGGCCCAACAAATGCAACCCCAACCCCTCCAGCAACCCGCCATCCCTGGCGTTCCTATGGGGCCGCGTTGACATCTATCAAGAAACAGTTTTTAATAGGCAAAACCTACCGATGGGTTCATCGGGTTAATTCTTGGAGAAATCCATGTCGGAAGCAGCAGAAGTAATCCAAGAGCCAGCCAGGAAACAGGCTGCGAATTTGGTTACGAGTGAGAATTTGGCAGATTTTCAGGCAAGAAAACTTGGTTTAGCCCAAGGGACTCCAACTGAGGCCGCAGATGCGGAGCCGGTTGTTGAGGGGAGTGAACCGGAACCTGATAAAGAGCCGGCAACAGGTGAAAAGAAGCAAAACCCGAAACTTGAGAAGCGGTTTTCGGAACTGACCAAGCAGCGCGAAGCGGCCCGCCAAGATGCGGAGCGTGAGCGCCAGGCTCGGGAGGCTCTTGAGGCGCGGTTGCAGGAATTGGAGTCGAAGGCTAATCCGCAAAAGTCGGATGAGCCTGATCCAAAACCCGACCCTGCGCAATTCAATGATGCCCTCGAGTATGCGGAGGCTCTGGCCGAATGGACTGCGGACAAAAAGATGCGGGAGCGGGATCAAGCAGAACTTGCGCGGAAGGCTCAAGAGGAACAGTCTCGGATGAGACAAAAGTTCCAAGAAAGACTTGAGCAGGCCAAGAAAGAACTGCCGGATTATGAGGAAATGATTGCCTCGAGTGATGTTGCGGTTTCGCAGCCGGTCACTGACGCAATTATTGAGAGTGATGTGGGGCCGCAAGTCCTGTATTACTTGGCCGAAAATCCTGATTTCGCTCGAGGTCTGGCGGAGAAATCCATCATGGCCCAGCTGCGCGCTATCGGGCGCTTGGAGGCAAAGTTTGAGAAAACTGAAACCCCCAAGGTAAAAGAACCTGTTGCGAAGAAATCGAATGCTCCGGCACCGATTAGCCCTTTGAAAGCGGGCGGAAATCCAGCCGATACCGGACTGGATTCCAACCGAGAATTTCATGGCACTTACGCGCAATGGAAGGCAGCGCGGGCCGCAGGGAAAATTAGGTAACGGGTAAACCCTAAAATTTGATTGGAGTGTAAAAATGGCAAATAACTTGCTAACTATCTCCATGATCACCAACGAAGCGTTGATGGTCTTGGAAAACGAACTGACCTTCACGGGTCGGGTTGACCGTAACTATGATGACCAGTTTGCGGTGGTTGGTGCAAAGATTGGTAATACAGTCAATGTCCGCCGCCCTGGCCGCTTCATTGGTACGACTGGCCCCGCCCTTAATGTTGAGGACTTTAACGAGACCTCTACGCCGGTCACCCTGTCAACCCAGTTCCATGTGGACACGCAGTTCACGACTCAGGACTTGGCTCTGTCGTTGGATATGTTTTCCGACCGCGTTCTCAAGCCAGCTATTGCTGCGATTGCCAACAAGATTGACTTTGATGGCACGAGTCTTGCGGTAGAGTCAACTGCCAACACCGTTGGAACCGCTGGTACAGTTCCATCGGACATCGCAACCTTCCTGACCGCCCAGGCTTTTCTGGATGGCGAAGGCGCACCCCGCGATGGCAAGCGTTCCTGCGTGGTTGATCCCTTTACCGGCGCCTCCATTGTTGGCTCCTTGAAGGGTCTCTTCAACCCCACAGGTACGGTCGGCCAGCAGTACGAAAAGGGCATGATGGGTCGTGACACCATCGGCATGAACTGGTACATGGATCAGAACATTGTGTCGCACACATACGGTTCTTATCCAACGGCCACTCTTGCCACCAACACCAGCACCTTTACGGGTTCGCTGACCACCGGCTGGGCTCAGACCTCAACCATCACCATCGCTGCTGCGACCGCTAACGCCCCCCTCAAAGCGGGCGACACGATCCAGATTGCTGGTGTGTTTGCGGTCAACCCCCAGAACCGCCAGCCTTACGGTGGCAATGTCCTGCGCAACTTTGTGGTGACCTCCGATGTGACCATTTCCTCTGGCGGCTCCGCCTCGGTGACGGTCTCTCCGGCTATCATCACCGCTGGACAGTTCCAGAATGTGTCGGTGCTTTCCACCTCGGCAACTGCGGTTGTAACGCCTTTTGATAACACCGGCATCGTTTCTCCGCAGAACCTGGTGTTCCACCGCAATGCGTTCACCCTGGCAACGGCTGACCTTGAACTGCCTGACGGTGTCCATTTCGCTGGCCGCGCAAGCGACAAAGAAAATGGACTTTCGATCCGCGTTGTTCGTCAATACACGATCAACAACGACTCGATCCCGACCCGTCTGGATGTTCTTTACGGTTGGGCGCCCCTCTACCCTGAACTCGCTTGCCGAGTCGCAGCCTAACTAGGAAAGGAACCTAATCATGGCAAATCCAGGCCCAGCCTCTACCCAGACCACCAATTATCTGTTCAACGGTGACTCGACCGATGGTATTCAACTCGCGGGTTCCGCAACGGAGAAATTGGGATTTCATGGCGTTGATCCAACTGTCCAGCAAGCGGCAATCACCGCCCTTGCTAACAACGCAAGCGGTACGGCAATTGCAACTGCGGTCAATGCAATCATCACCGTGCTGGAAGTCAAAGGGCTCATTGACGAGAATTAGTCTCGGATGAGTTTTTTTCAAAAGGCCATCCTCAAAAGGGGTGGCCTTTTTTCGTTTTAATGGTGTAAAACGCCAAAAAGAAGGATAATTTCAACATCTCATTTGAGAGGAAAATCATGGACTCCTTAAAGATTCTGAGCCCAACTTACCGGCTTACCCTAACCACCTCCGCATCAAGCGCCCTGCAACTGGTTCCCAACACACCGACCCGCGCTTTTCGCGTTGCGTTGTTGAACACGGGCAACAGCACCGCAGCCATTACTTTTGGCACTACTGATAGCAACATGAAGACGCCGGTCATTGCCAGTTCGGGCGGCAGCGGAGCGTTTATTCTCGCCCCTAATATGTTTTTTCCAATCGTTATTGACTGCGGCTCGCCCAACATTTTTGTTAAAGCCATTTCGTCTGCAAACAATGAACTCTACTTAACGCTGGTGGCCACCGAATAAGGATTTACCATGTCAAACGACACCGCGAAGACCATAACGACCAACATCGTGCCGGTTCAGGGGACTTTTGAGCCCCTGCCCCCCTATGACTGCATCAATCTAATTGGGCCTGCGGGAACGCCGTTTTTTGCCCCTGTAAACCCTAATTTGGATGGGGTGTCGATTACCAACTCAACCATCAACTCAACGACTATTGGCCAGACCACCCCTGCGGCTGGAACTTTTACTAATATCGCAACCACGACCGGAACGATTACATCGCCGCCAAGCGGGCCGACTTCAATCGTTAACCAGGCTTATGTAGACGCCGTAGCCCAAGGACTGGCATTCAAACAGCCGGCCAACTTCAAATCAATTGGAAACTTAACTCTGTCTGGCCTTGGAACCCAAGCTGGCGGGGACTGGCCATCTACTTTGGCAACTGGATCGCGCATTTTGGTTACCGATCAAAGCACCGCCTCGCAAAACGGCATTTATGTTGCGGCAAGCGGCGCGTGGTCTCGATCAAGTGATGCTAATACTTGGGATGAATTGGTTGCGGCCTATTTGTTTGTTTTGTCTGGCGCCACTTGGGGCGGATCGTCATGGGTCAACACCAACGAGCCTGGCGGAACACTTGGCACTACCGCAGTAACTTTTATCCAGTTTTCTAACAATGCTCTTTACACGGCAGGAACAGGTCTAACCCTAGCCGGTTTTCAGTTTTCAATTACCAACACCGGG